TTTACCATAACGGAGTTTGTATTCATCACACAATGCAATACCGTGCTGAATAAGCCATTGCCAGTTGTTAACAAACTCCGATGCCCATTTGGTGCAGGGGTGATTGCGAAAAGCACCCTTCTCCGTGGCATAGGGAGTACCGTCTGCCTTGGGAAGAGTGCCGAATCCATGTCCCCATTTGTCAGATGCTACAATAGCAAGCATCTGACAGGTTTCTAGAGGCATCTTGACAATGTGTTTGTCAGGAAGAACTCGTGCAGAAGTCCAGGGATTGGGAGATGTCACAAAGATGTTCATTATCCGAAAGTAGAATCAGGCTCCAGAGCAATATAATAAGTCAGATCATGATTTTTGGATTGGAATCGTGACAAAAGTTTTTGTGAAACGACAACCTCATAAGTTCCAGGAAGAACTTTAACGTTTTCTACCTTGAAGTTGAAAGAGAACTCAGAGTCAGTTTCACCAACAACAATTGCAAAATCGTTTGAAGTGTCATTCTTTTTATCACGAACAACAAGTTTTACTACACCTGCTTCACCAACAGCAGACAAATCAGGAAGTTGATAAACTGCAGCTGCTTTTAAAAGTTTATCGAGTTGTTCAGTGCTCAATTCGAAACAAACATCTTCACTAGGAAGATTAATTTCTTTCTCTGGAGGAGTAACAATAACGCTCGGATCAGCAAAGAAATACTTAGATCGCATTTTACCTTCACGGATCACAACATATCCATCATTACCAAAATCGAGTTCAGGGCTCTTATGAAGACTCATTCCATTAAGGAATTGATTGAGATCATAGATACCAAAGTCTTTAGAAAATTCTTCAGTAACAGTTGCTTCTGCAAGAATATTCTTCATCACACTAATGGTGCGAAGTTTGTTACCCTCTTTGAAGAGGATAGACTGATTGATAGAAGAGAAGTTCTTCAGGACAGAAAGAGTTTTATCAGAAAGTTTCATAGGGTTCCGTATTTTCATTACAAAGGCCAGCAAAGTGATAGAGAAGAATGCAATAGTGAATTGCCTTCAAAATGTCTTGTTTAGACTTACCGTTTTTCTTGCCAAAACGGGAAAGATATTTTATAGCATTTGAACGACAGAAAGGTTCTGCATCACCAATGCCTTCGATCAGATCCAGAGTCTGAGTCTTAGATTCTTGAGAGGCATAGTGAGCATTATAAGTACCACCAAGATAATCACGAATCTCTTTGAGGATTACATCCTCATGGTACTTCCAGAAACCATTTTCATTAGTTGGTGCTGCAGGAAGATCTGGAACATCAAAACTAATTGTATCCTGTCCACTTAGATTAAATGAGTACAAGTCTCCATATCCATATGGTACTTCTTGTGCTGCGAGAATGTTGTCTTCACCAATACTAATTGTGTCTGAACTCCAAAAACTGTTCCAGTTTTTTTCATTGGCAGTTGATGTGCCAAGTTTGTCCTCATACCTGTCTTCAAAGTTTTCAGTCATAAAGTAAGTCATAATAACCTCAAATTAATTTTATCAGGATTCTTGTTGTTCGTCAATGGGCATTTGGAAATCAGCATCAACTTTATCATACAGTTCCAAGAATGCTTGTTTTGTTTCATCATCAAATCGGTTCACACAAACTTGAATTGCTTTAGCTTTATCTTGGAAGATTGAATAGGCACGAACAATGTGAACCAGGCGACGAGTGCTGATGATCTCCTCAATACCACCATCGTAGAAGGTTTTGCGGATGATGTCTGCCCAGTCACAGAGACGCTTAAGAAAATCAATATCAGCAACTCCAAGAGAAGCGCCAACTTTGTGGAGAATCTTGTACTCGTTTGTCGAAGTAGGATACTCTTGCTCAAAGGTGACAGGGAAACGCTCTAGGAAAGCTTCATTGAGCACGTTAGTCCCAATGAATCGTCCGTCATCGCTCCCCTTTCCCTTTGTGTTTGCCGTTGCGAAGATCTGGAAACCATCGGCGGGCATAATATATTTGCCAATTTTTTTCAGGAAGATACCCTTCCCTTCGAGGATCGATTGAAGGCAAAGAATTTTGTTGGAAGCCAAGTCAATCTCGTCAAGCAGTAGAATCGCACCGCGCTCCAGGGCTTCGATGACTGGGCCATTGTGCCAAACGGTTTCACCATTGACAAGACGGAATCCGCCAATGAGATCATCTTCATCAGTTTCAATAGTAATGTTTACGCGGATCAATTCCCTATCCAACTGAGCACAAGCTTGTTCCACTCCGAAAGTTTTCCCGTTGCCGCTAAGGCCAGTGATAAAGGTAGGGTAAAATAAACGACTGGAGATAATTTTCTTAATATCGTTGAAATTACCAAACTTGACGAAGGTATCATCTTTCTGAGGAACAAGATTTTGTTGAATTACAGGAAGTGCGGCAGGTGCTTGATAAGTTTTTTCGAGTTTTTCTTGAACAGTCAGATTCCACTTACCACGTCCAACCTTAAATTGTTCGAGTTTTTTAGTTACAGTTTGATAACCGATATCATTCATGTTACACCAAGCTTTAACATCAGCACTAGTGACGTTAGATCCATAAAGATTCTTGAGAGAAGAACTGATGTAGTCGATTGAAATAGACATTGAATTGATTGGTTGTTTCAACTGAGGTTATTATAAAGCAAAAAGGGGGTGCTCAGCACCCCCCATGTTCACTTTGTATACTGTCCATATTTAAATTTCATGGCAGCAAGCATCCAGGCATCCGTCAATTTTTTAGGGCCTTCCAAGAGGACTTTTCTAACTCTTGGATCAGTTTCAGAAGCAAGTGCGATTTCTTTCCAGTTCATGCTACTAGGGAAATAAATTCACCGAGAACTTTCTTATTTAGTTTTTTAGTCTTTAAACTTTTAGCAAATGCTGACTTAATTTTTGCTTTAGTTGCTCCTTCATCGACATCAAATTCTGTTTCCTGAGAAAGTGTAGATGAAGACATTCCAAAGTAAGCATCATAACCAGAGTTTTTAATGCAAAAGTTTTTTGTTTTATTCCAGTCACCAATAATCCTTCGATATTCTTTATTCTCATTACTTTCATATCCACAATAGGTACGAATAAAATGCTTCGCATCCCGAGAAGAAAGAATTCGAATTCCAATAAAATTAACAGAAGGAAAATTATCCTTCAAATTTGTAAGAAGGAGATCTGTGAACTTATGCCATTCATATTCAACTTTATAAGTTGTTCCTAGTTTACGATCACGAATAAAAGTGTTATCTGGATTAAGACGGCGAGTACCAAGATATGGCTCTGATTCCCAATGACGTTTTACTTCAACGTGACGAGTAAGTTGATTTGCTTCACCATCAGTTAAAACAATGCATTGAACTTTTTGCAATTTGTTTTCTTTCTGAAAACTAGGAATAATCTGATGCAAAGTTATCAATGCTTCATTCAGAGGAGTTCCTGAAAGAGTCAACCTATCAGGAATACTATAAGTTCCATAACTATGACTAAAGTATGATGCGATTCTCCAAATATTCAAAAGTTGATACTCCAAGTCTTTAGAAGAAATTTTACTAGTCAAAATATTCATCAGGGAGAAATTATCATCGATAGAAAGCAGTCCTTCTTTTTTCTGATAATGAGGTTTGATATCTGCAGGAATGTACTCTCCAGTTTTTTCATCAACTGAATGGCGAAGCCACTCATTTGTAAATGCATAAACTTCAAAAGGAATTGAAACTTTTTTACAGAACCAGATCAAATTAAAAAGTTGTTTACAAGTATCTCGGAGAACATAAGACATTGAACCACTCCAATCCAAGATGAAAACAAGTCCATGATTTTTGCCATCAGGAATTACAGAGACTTTTTTGAATAGATCTTCATTGTACTTATATGTGTGCAGTTTTGCACAATCAAGAACTCCAGTACGAGAAACAGCGGAGCGAGAATAAGAATCTGCCGCTTTACGACACTCGAACTCTTTTACAAGATAGTTTACTTCTTTTTGTGCAGACTTTTTGAATTTATTAAATTCTGCATCAACATCTTCATAAACATTGAACAGTGGAATTTTATGTTCGATTTTACGTTTATCAGATAATTCTTGTTGCATTACAAAGTAAGAAGTAATTACATTATGAATATCTTTGTTTTTGGCAATTACAGAATTGAGATTTACTTTTGGCAATTCAACATAAACATTATCTTGTCCATTTTGAGAAATAAGTTCACGAAGATTTTCTTCAAGATTATCAACAGTGAGAACTTCAGGCTCTTCATCAAAAGATTCACCACCAGATTGATTGGGTTCAGTACCTGTAGAAGTATTATCATCAGATTTTTCTTCTTCTCCACTATTATCTTGCTGTTCTTCACCCTCTTCCTGAGTGGAATCACCCCCACCTTGAGTGGATTGTTGGGGTTGCATTTCCTCAGGTGCCTTTTCCTTCTTCATCTCATCCTTACAATACTTGTAAAGAATTTCTGCAGCGATCAAAACATCCGCAAAAGTTTCAGTTTCCGCGATCATATTGATGATATCCATTTCCTCCCCACGCTCAATGGGAACATCAATATAATTGCCAATCTTAAACCAGAGATTAACTCTATCAGCAAGGCTCATTTTAGAGATATCTTCACCTTCAAGAGAAAAGAAATCTTCATCACTCAGTTCTTTATATCCATTGAAGAAAGTCTTTGCAAGTCCCATATACTTGCGCTTCATAAGTTTTTCAATGCGAGCATCCTCAACAATATTCACAAAAGAATGTGGAATGTTTTGCGGAGGATCTTCATCTGGAGTAAAGAGAGCATGGCCAACTTCATGTCCAACGAGCATATCATAAACACTATTACTCGCTTTCTCCCACAGAGGCAAAGTCAACACGCGAGTATGAACATTGAATTGTGCAGTCTCAATCTGACGATGCTCTACAACGAGATCTTCAGTGGCAAGCAGTTTCGCAAGTTGAGATTTAATTTCGTGCGAGACAGACATGTGTTTCTTTTCGTATGAAGCCACAATACGACGAAACCGCCCCATTGGAGCGGTTCATGTGACGCTTTTTAAAGTGGCGTAATGCTTCTCGTCTTGCTCTCATTGCCTGAGGTTTAAGACGACGCTTCTGTTCCTTTTTACTATGGTGTTGCCAGTTCGGGGTAGAGTTGGCCAATTTCCTTTCCGTAGAGAGATTTAATATTATCTATGAGAGAAGATGTTTTGTCAAGCTTGTTGGATTCATAATCTTGTTTAAAGTATTTTACAGATCTATCCATTTTTATTTCAACGCCAACAATATCACTCAACCAATTAGAAAAGTTTTCTCCAAGTCCATCTTCAAATCTCCACACATGTGTTTTATCTGATAGGAAGTCAAGTTGAGATCGATACCAGTTTACAGATTCTGTGCAAGGATAATTTTCAAGCATTGAGAAGAAATACATTGGATCTTCCATCAACTCTTGAATATCATCACCATATAAATGTTTGAGATAAATTGATGCTGAGATGAAGCGATCAATGGGGTTTCTTATGATGCAGACATGGGGAATATTTTCTACATCCAAGTGCTTTTCATAATACTCTTTATGAAAATGAGCAACCTCTATACCATCAATACTTTTATATGGTTTATCAACATCAACATTATCATCCCATACCCAACCTTGTGCATCTAAATTTGCTTCAACAAATCTACCACCAGTTCTGGGAATATGAATGAATAAAAACTTTTTCCCAGTTTCTAAATGTCTATAAGTTGCCATCAAACCGCCATTCTACTGAAATTCTTTATCTTTTCGAATCTAATACACTGTTCAAATCTGTCTTCCATCCCTTGCTTGTGAGAGATGACAAATACATTTGCATCTTTGATAACGAAGCGGATGATTTTGAGAAACTCTTCTGTCCCAAAGCCATCAAGTGATGAATC